CTTACCAAGACGAACTGAAACTAGCTAAGGAACAAATGGTTGGTGTCAGTTCGCCTCGCTATGGTTTCTCACCCAGTGGCAGCAAAAAGGATAACCCGACTGAACATCGCCTGCTGCATGGCATCGACCAGACAACCAAACTGAATGAACGTTACCAACAAGCCCAGCTTTACTTCAAATGGTTCGAGCCAGCCTGGCAAGAACTATCTGACGACGAGCGGTTTGTTTTAGACGTTTGCTACCGCACTCCAAACCAGTCAATGAACGAGGGACTAACTATCATGATGGACAAGTATTTCATTGCGAAAACCACTGCTTATAATCGAAAGAACAAAGCACTCGACCACCTTACCCTTTTGCTTTATGGATCCCACCATTAGAAAGGTAAAACGCAGAACAAACAATCAACTTATCCATGTTACGATGATAGTGTAGAAAATTAAGATAAGGCATTTGCTTTATAACACTGAAGCCTGGCAGCTTAGAACTGCTGGGCTTTTCTTATAACCTCAGAAAGGAGGAGTGTCATGCCCTACTCACCCAAGAAACCATGTCGTTACCCTGGCTGCCCACGATTAACACACAATATGTATTGTGACCAACACGAAAAGATAGTCTCTTCTTATTACAATCGCCACCAACGACCAAAGCGCAGTCGTCCTCGTTATCATCGTGGCTGGCCTAGGATCAGACAAAGATACTTACTCCACCATCCCTTCTGTGAGATGTGCCTGAGCCAAGGAAGGTATACCCAAGCCACCGAGGTCCATCACGTTCTGCCTCTGGAACACGGCGGCACCAACGAGTTCAAGAACCTGATGGCATTATGTAAGCCATGCCACTCCCGCATCACCGCCCAGATGGATGATCGCTGGCATAAAAAGCCACGTCGATATCATTACTAAACCACGGAGGGGGCCATCAAATCCTTAAAAATTTTTCGCGCGGGAGCGGGCCTGGGCCTTCGTGTACAAAAAATCGAAATCAAACAGGGTATTAACCCCTGCCGGAAGGAGGGAGAGAGTTGGCTAAAGATGGTACAAATCGTGGTGGCGCTCGGGTTGGGGCTGGCAGAAAATCTAAATCACTTCACGATAAGCTCGAAGCTGGCCAAGAAGCAACCGTCATCGATTTGCCAGAACCAGCTAATCTGGAAGGTCACGTGATGCCGCCAGTCAAGAAGTACCTCAAGGCCAAACAGAAGAATGGTTTAGAATTTGACGCCGCTGATATTTTCAAAGAAACCTGGGAATGGTTGGTCGAGCGTGGTTGTGAAAAACTAGTTAACACTCAATTGATTGAACAATATGCCGTTAGCGTCAGCCGGTGGATTCAGTGTGAAGAATGTATCTCTAAGTTTGGTTTCCTCGCTCGCCACCCTACGACTGGTAACGCAATTGCTTCACCATATGTTTCCATGAGCCGCGACTATATGAAACAGTCCAGCCAATTATGGTTTCAAATTTTTCAAGTGGTTAAGGAAAATAACGCCACAACTTATCAAGGATCAACACCACAAGATGATGTCATGGAACGGCTCTTAAGAAGCCGGAAAGGAATGAACTAATGAAATTTGTTAAAAAGAAAATTACCGATTTAATCCCTGCCGATTACAATCCACGGAAAGATCTCAAACCCGGCGATCCTGATTATGAAAAACTAAAACGCTCGATGCATGAATTTGGCTATGTCGATCCAATCATTTGGAACCAACAAACCGGTCATGTAGTTGGTGGGCACCAGCGCTTAAAAATTCTCCAGGATGAAGGCATCAAAGAAGCAGAGTGCGTGGTCGTTAATCTGAATGAGGACAAAGAAAAGGCCCTTAACGTAGCTTTAAACAAAATTAGTGGTGACTGGGATAAGGACAAGTTAGCTTTACTGATGACTGATCTGCAGGCCAGCGACCTTGATGTTTCATTAACCGGTTTTGACGAAAATGAGATCTCTGACTTACTCGGCACCGCTGATAATACTCATGATGATGACTTTGACGTTGATAGCGAATTAAATAAACCGACCTTTTCTAAGACAGGCGACATCTGGCACTTGGGGCGACATACCCTACTATGTGGTGATGCCACGAGAAAGGAAAGCTATCAAAGATTACTTGGTGATCATCAGGTCAACCTAGTGCTCACCGATCCACCATACAATGTTGATTACTCCAGCAAGGCTGGCAAGATCAAGAATGATCATCAAACTGACGACAAGTTCTACCAGTTTCTACTCGCTGCTTTTCAAAACACGAATCAAGCCATGGCTAATGACGCCAGCATCTATGTTTTCCATGCCGACACGGAAGGCCTTAACTTCCGCCGTGCTTTCCAAGATGCTGGCTTTTATTTATCTGGTTGCTGTATCTGGAAAAAACAATCATTAGTGCTTGGTCGCTCACCCTACCAGTGGCAGCATGAACCAGTTCTATATGGTTGGAAGAAAGATGGTAAACACGAATGGTACACCGGACGAAAGGAATCTACCATCTGGGAATTTGATCGTCCAAAGCAAAGTAAGGAACACCCAACGATGAAACCAATCCCATTACTAGCCTATCCGATCATGAACTCTACTATGTCGAACTGCACGGTTCTTGATCCATTCGGCGGTTCTGGTTCGACTCTGATTGCTTGTGAACAGACTAATCGGATCTGCTACATGATGGAGCTGGATCCTAAATATTGCGATGTCATCGTCAACCGCTATATTGAACAAGTCGATTCGGATCAGAAAGTCAGTGTGGAAAGGGATGGAAAATCGATTCCTTACAGTAAGGTTAAAAAGTCGGCCTAAAGTACTGAAAAGCCTTGCTATCTGTGCCTTTTAGAGTGATGTATACAGTGATCAAACAAGGAGGTATTGAATATGAAAATTAATTTTAATGTTCATGGCCAACAGCGCAAAAAGTTAGTCGAACAGATTGCTGAATACACTCAGCAAAAGGCAGAGTACCAGTACACACCAACTTATGCATACCAGATTGGCAAATACACCATCAGCAAGGATGGCAATCTTCTATCCCCGGATGAGATTCCTGCTGGATTAGTAACACATCTTAAGCAACAGGGATTCACACCCAGCGAGACGGTCAAGTTGAACATAACATATCGCCGCAATGAGCTTACTGACCAAGATCTAGATAACCTACGCCATTTAATCTGGGCCAAAAGCCAGTTAATCAAAGACGCTTTTGACATTGAATCATTGCATTTAAGCATTGACGACCAACAAGTCTCATTTAACTGGTTTGACCAAGTCGATGCCTATGATGCTCTGGCCTATCAACAATTCATCGACAAACTAGTGCAATATGCTCAAAATCATCAGCGGATTATGTCCCAGCCACGGGAAGAAAGCAATGAAAAATATGCCTTTCGTTGTCTTTTGCTCCGGCTGGGATTTATTGGCCCAAGGTATAAGAAGCAACGGAAGGTGTTACTTAAAAATTTAACCGGGTCCGCCGCATTCAAAAGTCAGGAGGCTTAACTATGAACCGTATCAAAGATGAATTGGCCAAGCGTAATCGAATCTACCGACAAGTGCTTAAAATCCGCAACACTGGTGAAGCAAATATGTTTGATGTGGAAAATGTCAAAAGACTGGCATACTACTATAACTGCCATGACTTAATCGATTACTTGAATACTGACCGCGCCGGATACGTAAATTTGATATTAACTGGCAAATTTAATTAATCATCAATCAAGCATTGAGTTAACACTCAGTGCTTTTTTAGTACAACTGAAAGGATGTGATGCCCTCTTGCGAAAAATAAAAGATTACAAGCCAACTAGGTTCATGGCCAAGGACTCTACTTATAACAAAGACGCAGCTGATTTTGCAGTTTCATTTATCGAATGCCTATGCCATACCAAAGGGACCTGGGCAGGAAAACCGTTTGATTTAATTGATTGGCAAGAGAAAATAATTCGTGATATCTTTGGCATTCTTAAGCCTGATGGCTACCGTCAATTCAACACTGCTTATGTTGAAATTCCCAAGAAGCAAGGAAAGTCAGAACTAGCCGCTGCCGTTGCCCTCCTACTTTGTTGTGCTGATGGAGAAGAGCGGGCGGAAGTTTATGGCTGCGCGGCTGATCGTCAACAGGCCGCCATTGTTTTTGACGTGGCTGCCGATATGGTACGGATGAATCCTGCCTTGAAGAAGCGGTGCAAGATCTTAGCTTCTCAGAAGCGCTTGATCTATGAACCAACTAATAGTTTCTACCAAGTCTTGTCCGCCGACGCCTACTCCAAGCATGGCTTTAATGTTTCTGGCGTTATTTTTGATGAATTGCATACTCAGCCTAACCGTAAACTTTATGACGTTATGACTAAGGGCTCTGGGGACGCTCGTACTCAACCGCTCTACTTTTTGATCACGACGGCTGGTAACGATGAAAATTCAATCTGTTATCAGGTCCACCAAAAAGCCATTGACATCATGAAGGGACGTAAACATGACCCTCGCTTCTACCCAGTCATTTACGGTGCCGGACGTGACGAAGATTGGTCAAGTCCCGAAGTTTGGAAAAAAGCTAACCCTTCTCTGGGTATCACGGTCAAAATGGAGAAGGTTACGGATGCCTATAATTCAGCTAAGGAAAACCCAGCTGAAGAAAATACCTTCCGACAACTACGGTTAAATCAGTGGGTAAAACAAGATGTTCGATGGATGCCGATGGACAAATGGGATGCTTGTGCATTTCCTGTTGATCCCGATGAGTTACGTGGTCACGATTGTTACGGTGGTCTTGACCTGTCATCAACTACTGATATCACAGCATTCGTTTTGGTCTTTCCACCGCGTGATGATTCCGAAGGTTACACCCTGCTCCCCTACTTCTGGATTCCTGAAGATAATGTCGACCTGCGGGTACGCCGTGACCATGTTCCCTATGATATCTGGAAACAGCAGGGATATTTACAAACCACAGAAGGTAATGTCGTCCACTATGGCTTCATAGAACACTTCATTGATGATCTCGGAAAGAAATACCATATCAAGGAAATTGCCTTTGACCGTTGGGGTGCAGTCGAAATGGTCCAGAA